ATCAACAGCGATTCTGAAACGCTGGCTGCAACACCAAAAGCGGTGAAGTCTGCCTATGACAATGCTGAAAAACGTCTTCAGAAAGATCAGAACGGTGCGGATATTCCGGGAAAGGATACTTTCACGAAAAATATCGGTGCCTGTCGTGCTTATAGCGGTGCTTTGAGCACTGAAGCCGGAAACTGGACAACCGCTCAGTTTATTGACTGGCTAGAGTCTCAGGGAGCCTTTAATCATCCCTACTGGATGTGCAAGTGTTCCTGGTCATACGGTAATAACAAAATTATTACCGATACTGACTGTGGGACTATTCATCTTGCAGGTTGCGTGATTGAGGTTATGGGCGTTAAAGCTGCAATGACCATTCGTGTGACCACTCCGAGTACATCAAGCGGTGGTGGTACCACCAGTGCGCAATTCACGTATATCAATCACGGAGCTGATTATGCGCCGGGCTGGCGACGCGACTACAATACGAAAAATAAGCAACCGGCTTTTGCATTAGGGAAAACAGGAAATACGGTTGCAAATAATAAAGCGGTAGGATGGAACTGGGATAGTGGTGCTTATTGTGCACAGGATGGCGGAGCATCAAAAATGGTGCTGCATTTTTACACGGGTGAGGGAAGTTGTCCGGCAATGCAGTTTCTTGTGGATTATAAAAACAGGGGGATTTTTTACAGGTCGGCACGTGATGGGTATGGATTTGAGGCTGACTGGTCTGAGTTTTATACAACATCACGAAAGCCAACACCTGCGGATATTCTTGCTCTGGCATTATCAGGCGGAAGCATGTCAGGCAGCATAAAATTTATCAATGATGCCTTCCTGATTTGGGAAAGAAACACTGACTGGGCGAAAATTGGATTTAAAAATGATTCAGATGCTGATTCTGACTCATACATGTGGTTTGAAACTGGTGATAATGGCAATGAATATTTTAAATGGCGCATCAGGTCTGGCAGCACAACAAAAGACCTGATGACGCTTAAGTCTGATGCACTACGGGTTACCGGGCAGGTGATACCATCAAATTTCAGCAATTTTGACTCCCGCTATGTCCGGGATATCCGGCTTGGTGGTGCCGCCACATACAAACCTGCGAACAATGGCATGACATGGACACATCAGGCACCGTCCGGGTGTGTATATACCGGCATTATTGTTCAGGATACCGGCTCAAACTCTGCCGATAACATTGGTGGCGTATATTACAGACCGGTTCAGAAATACATTAACGGGACGTGGTACAACGTGGCGCAGGTATAATTTATGCAGCATTTGATAAATATAACGGCAGGTAATCCAAAAACGGTTGAACAATATCAATTGACAAAGGACTTTGATGTTGTCTGGTTTTTTTCAGAAGATGGTAAGAACTGGTACGAAGAACAAAAGTATTTTGCTGATGACACGATAAAAATAGCGTACGACAAAGATAATATTATCCGCTATGTGGAAAAGGATGTGACAGCTATCAGACCAGATGGATTAAGTGTTGTTGAAGTGCCGGATATTACTGCTAATCGACGGGCGGACATTTCAGGGAACTGGATGTTTAAGGATGGCACAGTGATCAAACGAATTTATACGGCAGAGGAATTGCAACAGCAGGCAGAAAACAGGAAAGCCAGACTTCTTGCAGATGCTGAATCCGTGATTTTGCCGCTAGAGCGTGCTGTCAGGCTGAATATGGCAACAGATGAGGAGCGTAGCCGACTGGAAAGATGGGAGCGCTACAGCGTTCTGGTCAGTCGTGTGGATCCTGCAAATCCTGAATGGCCGGAAATGCCGCAATAACTTGTATGAACTCTAGTGGGAGCTTACATATCTATGGCACAGAGTAAAGCCTAATCTGACAGTCCGCTCTGTGCCAGAAGCGGACATTGCGGCGTTACGGCACGTTAGGTCAGATATTTAAATGCACATGGTCCGCTTGTGGCGGAAGGATACTTACAAGAGTTGGTGAGAGATAGTAAAATCAATATGAAAATTAAAATTCGGCAATAATTCCTGATATAGTCATCTTAATGAACATAAAAACTATCACAATAGGATAGTTTTTATGTCATACTTGTTAGTTAATCACTTAAGGAATGAAGTGAGGCTCGTTGTGCAGAGGTTAAGCTAAGGAGGATTTTTTCTCGATACTCAGGTGCAAAGGAAAAGAAAACATCAGGAAAAATTCTTATGATAGTTGATATCATAGTCTTAACCACCTTATCAATCACCTTCGAAATATTATCTATTTTAACCAAGTCTATTTCGGGAAAAACATTTAAAGCTTTTATGTGAGCCATTTCTTTTACAGTAGCTGTATGTACGTGACTGCATAACGAAGAGTATTCAGCTTTTAAAGTTTCATGTAGTAGAGGATTTTTTTTGAAGACAGGATGTTCCCCAGTTTGTTCAATTACCTTAAACAATGATTTTTCTTCAAGTATTGAAGGATCTAGTAAGCAACCGATTGATTTTAAAGAATTTTCAATATAACTTCGCATCATTAGATTTGCTGGTTTGTATGCACCATTTATAACCATAAACATAGCTGTACCAAGGTCAGATGAAGCTTCTTGCAATCGCTCCAATGAGTTGGCGTCTATTTTCTCCTTGGAGAAATGATACAAACAGTAAACAAGGCACATAAAAGAATAATATCTCTTATGTATCATGCTTATTTTCCCTCTTGAGTTAATATTCTCGAAAACATTTTTTAATTTATATTCAGAGAAATAAGTAACTAACTCAGTGAAATCGCTGTTTACTTCTCTCGACATTGTTAGTCCTTATTGAATATATCTTTTATAACTTCATTCCAGTCATATATCTCATTTTGAGCGCTAGAAAGGTTCTTCCTCTCTTTTATTCTACTCAAAACTTGAGGGTTATTTGACATTGAATTGATAATATTATAAGCCTTACCTAAATCGGATGAGTTTTTCTCGTGAACGTCACACACGATTATGCCGATCATTTCCTCTCTAGATCTTTTTTCAGGCCTGCTGATTTCGATACCTAACATGCGTGCAAAATCATCTATATCTTTATTTTTTTGGAAGAGATCTTTGTCTAATAAAATCCTCGGAAGATACCCAACAAGGAAACCTTTAATATCATTTTTTTTGGACTTTGAATTTCTTTCGTTAACTTCTAAATTATCAGTATAACTATCTTGAAGTAATTCAATAAAGTTGATTCTTGATAATTTTTTTGAAATAAAGGAAAACTCCTCTAAAAAGTTTAACAGTTGCTTAATTTCTTTTGAGTTATTTTTTTTGTCAGTCATAAGTCACCTACTCTAGAGAGAAGTTCGTCAGTAATTTTAGACAGCGAAAACTTCATATCCTCATCCGTTAAATTGTTAATAAATAAGCCTCTTGTTTGATTTCTTGCCAACTCAGTACGTTTGCTCAAATATGATTTAAAGATCTTATTACGCCAACGTTTTTGATTATTGAAGTAACGAAGACTTTCCTCATATAAATTACTATTACCTTCAACCATATTAAAAACTATGCCCGCACATTCAATCTTAAGATCGAAATTTTCTCTCTTCTCATTTATAATGCTATCTAATAGATCGATACCAGTGATCGAAAGAGGATCGGGTTTGGCTGGAATGAGGTAATAATCAGATGCAATTAATGCGCTGGACATCCAAACTGATGGGGTTGGTGGGGTATCAATTATGACATAATCATAGTCATTTTCATGGATTTTAAGAAAGCGTCTAAGCTTGTTTTCTATCCCTTCTCCTGGTTTCATTTCAATTTTATATAGCCCAAGGCTTCCGGGAACAATGTGAAAATTATCATTTAATTGAATTGGTGTTATATCGGCTAATTCTTTAGGTGTGTTAACTAAAGGACCAGTCATTGTAGATAGTCGAATTTTTGAACTATAAAAAATATCACATATGCTATCGCCTCCGCTTTTCATATGTGCAACATATTTGCTTGTATCCATTACACATTGCGTTGCGTTAAATTGTGGGTCGATATCTATTAATAATATTTTTTGCCCAAGTTTATCTGAAAGATGATTAGCAATATTGGTAGCCAATGTTGACTTACCAACGCCACCTTTCATATTGATTAAGCTAATAACTTTCAATCTTCTTGCTCCTGTTTTGATTAACGCTAAGCTTTTTCATCAGCATTGAAATTTAACATGTGTTTTACAAACTTATGTCTTATCACTACCTTATCATTTTTTACATACACCATAAATATTTTTAACTAAAAATTTTTGGTTTTCAACCTGAAATCTTTATCTTTAAAAACAAAACATTACAATATTTTTAGTAAGATGCCTTACCTAATGTAATGTGAATGGCTCAATTTTGATTAACACTTAAGCTATGTTAATAATGGTTTTGTAAGTGTGATGAGGGTTCCATATGAAGAAGTGATTTCCCGAACAATACAACATGAATATCATCCTCGTAGTCGGTGTTTCTTCACATGAACTCTGTCGCAAATACGCTATATGAAACGTGGCAAGATGAATGTACCTGAGGTTATCAATCTTAAACCGCTTGAGAGTACGCCCTGATCCTGCCCGTTGATAAACTAACTGCATTGTTTGTAATGCTTCATCGGTGGTGAGAACAAGTTTCATACTTCCGCTTCTCGCTCAAAGCAGACTGTCAGATTTGATAGCGTTTTGGCTATGTAAGTTGCCAGTTGGGAAATGAGTGAGTACAAATCAGGACAGGCGGGCGAATTGCCCGCCTTTTCTTTATCTGTTGTTTCATCCACTGACCAGCCAGGTCAAATAGCGTCTCATGCACTGCCCAACAGAAAATAGTTGCACCCATTAACCACGGAGTTAAACGGATGAGTGACTATCATCACGGCGTGCAGGTGCTGGAGATTAACGACGGCACCCGCGTCATTTCCACTGTATCCACTGCCATTGTCGGCATGGTCTGCACGGCCAGCGATGCGGATGCGGAAACCTTCCCCCTCAATAAACCGGTGCTGATTACCAATGTGCAAAGCGCAATTGCAAAGGCCGGTAAAAAAGGCACGCTGGCGGCATCGTTGCAGGCTATCGCCGACCAGTCAAAACCGGTCACCGTTGTCGTGCGTGTGGAAGACGGCACCGGCGACGACGAGGAAACGAAACTCGCGCAGACCGTTTCCAATATCATCGGCACCACCGACGAAAACGGTCAGTACACCGGACTGAAAGCCCTGCTGGCGGCGGAGTCGGTAACCGGTGTTAAACCTCGCATTCTCGGTGTGCCGGGACTGGACACCAAAGAGGTGGCTGTTGCACTGGCATCAGTCTGTCAGAAGCTGCGCGCTTTCGGGTATATCAGCGCATGGGACTGTAAAACCATTTCCGAGGTGAAAGCCTACCGTCAGAATTTCAGCCAGCGTGAGCTGATGGTCATCTGGCCGGATTTCCTCGCATGGGATACGGTCGCCAGTACCACCGCCACCGCGTATGCCACCGCCCGTGCGCTGGGCCTGCGCGCTAAAATCGACCAGGAGCAGGGCTGGCATAAAACGCTGTCCAACGTCGGGGTAAACGGTGTTACCGGCATCAGTGCCTCTGTATTCTGGGATTTGCAGGAGTCCGGCACCGATGCTGACCTGTTGAACGAGTCAGGTGTCACAACGCTGATTCGCCGTGACGGTTTCCGCTTCTGGGGTAACCGTACCTGCTCTGATGACCCGCTGTTCCTCTTTGAAAACTACATATAACCGCCTGACGGACTCCGTTAAACGCCAGCAGCGGGAACTGGCCGCTGTGGGAATTAATACCCGCAATCTTGCACATGATGAGCAGGGACTGAAAAACCGTATCAGTGAAACCACCGCACAGCTTAACCGTCAGCGTGACGCACTGGCGCGTGTCAGTGCACAACAGGCAAAACTTAACGCAGTCAAACAGCGTTATCAGGCAGGCAAGGAACTGGCCGGAAATATGGCCTCAGTGGGCGCTGCCGGTGTGGGGATTGCGGCGGCGGGAACGATGGCCGGAGTTAAGTTGCTGATGCCCGGTTATGAGTTTGCGCAGAAAAACTCAGAATTGCAGGCTGTGCTCGGTGTGGCAAAAGACTCCGCCGAAATGGCCGCGCTACGCAAGCAGGCGCGCCAGCTCGGCGACAATACCGCAGCCTCGGCAGATGATGCAGCCGGTGCGCAGATTATTATTGCGAAAGCCGGTGGGGATGTTGATGCCATTCAGGCGGCAACGCCGGTCACGCTGAATATGGCGCTGGCGAACCGTCGCACGATGGAAGAAAACGCCGCCCTGCTGATGGGGATGAAATCCGCCTTTCAGCTTTCAAACGATAAGGTCGCTCATATCGGGGATGTTCTCTCCATGACGATGAACAAAACCGCCGCCGATTTTGATGGCATGAGCGATGCGCTGACCTATGCCGCACCTGTGGCAAAAAATGCCGGTGTCAGCATTGAAGAAACCGCCGCAATGGTCGGGGCACTGCATGATGCAAAAATTACCGGTTCAATGGCGGGGACGGGAAGCCGTGCCGTGTTAAGCCGCCTGCAGGCACCGACGGGAAAAGCATGGGATGCACTGAAAGAGCTTGGCGTGAAAACCTCAGACAGTAAAGGGAATACCCGACCAGTATTTACCATTCTGAAAGAAATGCAGGCCAGTTTTGAGAAAAACCGGCTCGGTACTGCCCAGCAGGCTGAATACATGAAAACTATTTTCGGTGAGGAGGCCAGCTCAGCCGCCGCCGTGCTGATGACTGCCGCCTCAACCGGAAAGCTGGACAAACTGACCGCTGCGTTTAAAGCCTCAGACGGGAAGACCGCCGAGCTGGTAAATATCATGCAGGACAACCTCGGCGGTGACTTTAAGGAGTTTCAGTCCGCTTATGAGGCGGTGGGGACTGACCTGTTTGACCAGCAGGAAGGCGCGCTGCGTAAGCTCACGCAGACGGCCACAAAGTATGTGTTAAAACTCGACGGCTGGATACAGAAAAACAAATCACTGGCGTCAACCATCGGCCTCATTGTCGGTGGCGCACTGGCGCTTACTGGCATCATCGGTGCCATTGGTCTTGTAGCCTGGCCGGTTATCACCGGCATTAATGCCATCATCGCGGCAGCAGGCGCAATGGGGGCAATTTTCACGACGGTTGGCAGTGCTGTTATGACCGCCATCGGGGCGATTAGCTGGCCGGTTGTGGCTGTGGTGGCCGCTATTGTCGCCGGGGCGTTACTTATCCGTAAATACTGGGAGCCTGTCAGCGCATTCTTTGGCGGTGTGGTTGAAGGGCTGAAAGCGGCATTTGCGCCGGTGGGGGAGCTGTTCACGCCACTTAAGCCGGTGTTTGACTGGCTGGGTGAAAAGTTACAGGCCGCGTGGCAGTGGTTTAAAAACCTGATTGCCCCGGTCAAAGCCACCCAGGACACCCTGAACCGTTGCCGTGACACGGGCGTCATGTTCGGGCAGGCACTGGCTGACGCGCTGATGCTGCCGCTTAATGCGTTCAACAAACTGCGCAGCGGTATTGACTGGGTACTGGAAAAACTCGGCGTCATCAACAAAGAGTCAGGCACGCTTGACCAGACCGCCGCCAGAACTCGTGCCGCCACGTATGGCACCGGTGGTTATATTCCGGCGACCAGCTCTTATGCTGGCTATCAGGCTTATCAGCCAGTTACGGCACCGGCTGGCCGCTCTTATGTGGACCAGAGTAAAAACGAATATCACATCAGCCTGACGGGCGGTACTGCGCCGGGGACACAGCTCGACCGCCAGTTACAGGATGCGCTCGAAAAATACGAGCGGGATAAACGTGCGCGCGCCCGTGCCAGCATGATGCATGACGGTTAAGGAGGTGACGAAAAATGATGCTCGCGTTAGGTATGTTTGTTTTTATGCGCCAGACGCTGCCACACCAGACCATGCAGCGTGAATCAGATTATCGCTGGCCGTCAAATTCCCGTATCGGTAAACGGGATGCCTTTCAGTTTCTCGGTGTGGGTGAGGAAAACATCACGCTTGCCGGCGTGCTTTATCCCGAACTGACCGGCGGGAAGCTGACGATGACCACGCTCAGACTGATGGCAGAGGAAGGCCGGGCGTGGCCGTTGCTGGATGGCACCGGCATGATTTACGGCATGTATGTCATCAGCAGGGTGAGTGAAACAGGGAGTATTTTCTTTGCAGACGGCACACCCCGGAAAATTGATTTTACGCTGTCGCTCACCCGCGTTGATGAATCACTGGCCGCGCTTTATGGCGATATCGGTAAACAGGCGGAATCGCTCATCGGTAAGGCTGGCAGTATGGCGACCAGATTCACGGGTATGACGGGGGCGGGATAATGCTGGATGCGCTGACATTTGATGCAGGCAGTACGCTGACGCCGGATTACATGCTGATGCTCGACAGCAGGGATATTACCGGCAATATCAGTGACCGTCTGATGAGCATGACTCTGACGGATAACCGGGGCTTTGAGGCTGACCAGCTTGATATTGAACTGAACGATGCCGACGGGCAGGTTGGGCTGCCGGTTCGTGGCGCTGTCCTGACGGTGTATATCGGCTGGAAAGGTTTTGCCCTGGTATGCAAAGGGAAATTCACCGTTGATGAGGTTGAACACCGGGGCGCGCCGGATGTGGTCACCATCCGCGCCCGGAGTGCAGATTTTCGCGGGACGCTCAATTCCCGCCGTGAAGGCTCATGGCATGACACCACGCTCGGTGCGATTGTTGAGGCGATAGCCTCCCGTAACAGGCTGGAAGCCAGTGTCGCTCCGTCACTGGCCGGAATTAAAATCCCGCACATCGACCAGTCGCAGGAGTCTGATGCGAAATTTCTGACCCGTCTTGCAGAACGTAACGGCGGCGAGGTGTCGGTAAAAATGGGAAAACTGCTGTTTCTCAAAGCGGGGCAGGGGGTGACGGCCAGTGGTAAAAAAATCCCGCAGATTACCATCACCCGCAGCGACGGCGACCGTCATCATTTTGCGATTGCTGACCGTGGAGCTTACACCGGCGTAACGGCAAAGTGGTTACACACCAAAGACCCGAAACCACAAAAGCAGAAGGTAAAACTGAAACGCAAAAAGAAAGAAAAACACCTGCGCGCACTGGAGCACCCGAAAGCAAAACCGGTCACGCAGAAGAAAGCGCCAAAAGTACCGGAAGCGCGCGAAGGTGAATACATGGCCGGTGAGGCTGACAACGTTTTTGCCCTGACTACGGTATATGCCACGAAAGCGCAGGCCATGCGCGCCGCTCAGGCGAAGTGGGATAAACTGCAACGGGGTGTGGCGGAGTTCTCCATCAGCCTGGCTACCGGTCGGGCAGATATTTACACGGAAACACCGGTTAAAGTGTCAGGCTTTAAGCGCGTCATAGACGAGCAGGACTGGACAATCACTAAGGTGACACATTTTCTGAATAATAGCGGCTTCACGACGTCCTTGGAGCTTGAGGTCAGGCTTTCTGATGTGGAGTACGAAACAGAATATAATGAGTGATGTTTTTATTTTATCTGTTTGTTTTATAAGGATAAATTAACTAAAATGGCACCATCAACAAAACCGGAAGAGGTGCTCGCGATGTTTCATTGTCCTTTATGCCAGCATGCCGCACATGCGCGTACAAGCCGCTATATCACTGACACGACAAAAGAGCGTTATCACCAGTGTCAGAACGTGAATTGCAGCGCCACGTTCATCACTTATGAGTCGGTACAGCGATACATCGTGAAGCCGGGAGAAGTCCACGCCGTAAGACCGCACCCGTTGCCGTCAGGGCAGCAAATTATGTGGATGTAATTACATACAGGAAGCCCCTCAGTCGAGGGGCTTTTTTGTCGATGTGGTCAATGTGTGGACGTGACCAGAAATAAATCCTTTTATTTCATTGTATTACGCGTAAAAAATAAGCCCGTGTAAGGGAGATTACACAGGCTAAGGAGGTGGTTCCTGGTACAGCTAGCATTTTATGGGTTATGTTTTTCAGCGAAACGGATGATAACCTTAATAAATGCAGCTGTATGTGATCGGTTTCTAAGAATTTTCCATCCGGGAAAAATAATCGAAATTAATCACTTACCGTGGGGATTACGCGTGGTTTCCCCGGAGAAATTACGCATCAGCAGCGCGTAATTGAGCTCAAGATCCTGCGGGACCGGGAGCCACACAGTATAACCATCGCCTGGTGCTATCGGCATAGCTTCGCCTTTGGCGTTTTCCATGTGCTCAAGGGTAAAATTAATGTTGCCTTGCGGCGTCATCAGCTCAAGGCTGTCGCCAACGGAGAATTTATTTTTCACCGCTACCGCCGCGAGGTCCCCCTTGCGCTCACCGGTAAACTCACCAACAAACTGCTGGCGGTCAGAAACTGAATAACCGTATTCGTAGTTCTGATAATCGTCGTGAGTATGACGACGCAGGAAACCTTCGGTATAGCCACGATGCGCCAGACCTTCCAGAGTTTCCAGCAGGCTGGTATCGAACGGTTTTCCCGCAGCGGCGTCATCGATAGCTTTGCGGTAAACCTGTGCGGTGCGTGCACAATAGTAGAAAGATTTGGTACGACCTTCGATTTTCAGCGAATGCACGCCCATTTTGGTCAGGCGTTCTACATGGGCGATGGCGCGCAGATCTTTCGAGTTCATGATGTAAGTGCCGTGCTCATCTTCAAACGCGGTCATATACTCGCCCGGACGCTGGGCCTCTTCGATCATAAACACTTTGTCGGTTGGTGCGCCGATACCCAGCGTCGGCTCAACATTTTGCACCGGAATCGGCTCGTACTTGTGTACGATGTTGCCAACATCATCTTCTTTCCCTTCCTGGACGTTGTACTCCCAGCGGCAGGCGTTGGTGCAGGTGCCCTGGTTCGGGTCGCGCTTGTTGATATAGCCAGAGAGCAGGCAGCGACCGGAGTAGGCCATGCACAGCGCGCCGTGAACGAAGATCTCGATCTCCATATCCGGCACCTGATTGCGGATCTCTTCAATCTCTTCCAGCGACAGCTCGCGAGAGAGGATCACGCGGGTCAGGCCCATTTGCTGCCAGAATTTCACCGTCGCCCAGTTCACGGCGTTAGCCTGCACCGAAAGGTGGATCGGCATTTCAGGGAAGTGCTCACGCACCAGCATAATCAGCCCTGGATCGGACATAATCAGCGCATCCGGCCCCATTTCCACCACCGGTTTCAGGTCACGGATAAAGGTTTTCAGCTTGGCGTTGTGCGGTGCAATGTTGACCACGACATAAAACTTTTTCCCCAGCGCGTGGGCTTCATTGATGCCGAGCTGAAGATTTTCGTGGTTGAATTCGTTGTTGCGCACACGCAGGGAATAACGCGGCTGGCCCGCATAAACAGCATCTGCGCCATAAGCGAAAGCGTAACGCATATTTTTCAGCGTTCCCGCCGGGGAAAGGAGTTCCGGTTTAAACAT